CATAAAGGAAAACACTATGTTAGACCAAAAGAAATGGTTCATGTCCAAGACCGTATGGGGGGTGTTGCTCATGCTTGCCTCTTCTACCTTGGCAACCTTTGGCATCAACCTTGATGCAGCTTCTCAGGCACAGATCGCAGAACTTATCATGCAAGCTATCACAGTAGGTGGTGGTGCATTGGCTGTCTACGGTCGTGTTACGGCTAAAGCAGAAATCAAATGAGTAGGTCACTAAACTCGACAATTACTACGGCATTGGCGGCTGACATCATTCAGCCGTTCTTTGCTGTGGACCTTCTGTTTGACTCCCCTAACGAAGTGTATCTCTGGAATGGGGTAGGTACTCGCAGTCTGACCAGAGAGTCGGACAGCAGCAGTGAGAGTTACGCTGGTGCAGGGGAGTTACTACAGATTGAGCCTATCGAAGAGACCGGGGACATTTCCGCTAAGGGGGCTACGATTACCCTGAGTGGTATTGACAACTCTGAGTACAGCCTCTTCATTAAGGCCCTTGCTACTCCCTACCACGGCAGGGTCTGTAAGATTTACTTCGGCGTAATGAACGGCAATACCCCAAGCAACATCGAAGAAATCTTTTCTGGCTATATGGACCAGATGAACATTGAAGAGGGCGCAGAAACCTCGACCATCACCCTGACTGTAGAGAACAAGCTAGTTTCCCTTGAGAGACCCTCTGGCAACCGCTATACTTCAGCTTACCAGAGAGAGAAGCACTCAGGTGACAAGGGTTTAGATTTTGTAGTAGGGTTACAAACAAAGAAAATCATATGGGGGGCTATCCCTGAATGAAGTATCAACAAGAGTTCTTAGCCACGGTTGAGAACGACATCCGACCCCTGATACAGCGACACTGGGAAGACATTGCCCTCAACAAAGACAAGATAAAGCTGAACCCCGATTGGGACGCCTACCACACCCTAGAACAAGCTGGCGCATTGAAGGCATTCACAGCCAGAGAAGATGGGAAGTTGGTAGGCTACTTTGTAGTCATAATTCAGTACAACCTGCACTACAAAGACCACCTGTTTGCTTCTAATGACATTATCTTCCTGCACCCTGACTACAGAAAAGGTCGTACTGGTATCAAGCTAATCCAGTTCGCAGAGAAGTGTCTCAAAGAAGATGGTGTATCAGTCTTGGCTATTAATACGAAGGTCCACAAGCCTTTCGACAATCTGATGCAGTTCCTAAAGTTCAGTTTAGTTGAGCGCATCTACTCTAAATATATAGGAGACTGATATGGGTCAGAGCCTTGTAGGAGGTCTCATTGGCGGTGCTGGCGGTGCTATTCAGGGGTTTATTTCTGGTGGCCCTGCTGGTGCCTTGGCTCTTGGGGCTGTAGGCTTTGTGGGGGGCTTTGCAAGCTCTTACATGGCGAAGCAATCGACAGCCAATCAACTGGCAGATGCTATGGGTTCACCTGAACCAAAGTTTGGTGGCTATACTGTCAATCGTAGAGGTGCAGCACTGCATCACCAAGTCATCTACGGAAGGACTAGGATTGGTGGGGTTGTAGTTTTTGACGATGCACACGATCAGTATGGCAACAGCAGTGGTAGCAATAACGATTACCTCAGTCGTATTATCGTGTTCGCTGGGCATGAGGTTGACAGCTTTGAAAAGGTCTACCTTGGCCGATACGAGCTAAGTCTGACTGGCGACAACGTAACCTCTGCACAAGAGATTGATGAGAATGGGAATGCTGTCGGCTCATCCACAACCAAGTTTAACAATTACCTGAAGGTTCGTAGGCTTGTAGGCAACCACAACGCCTCTTTGGACTCTGTTGCTATGGGAACTTTCACTGCCTTTAGCGGCAACAGTTCACAGGGCTTTAGTGACGACTGGACAGCCAACCATAAGTTGTTGGACTATGCTCATCTGGCACTGGTGTTCAAGTATGAGGATGGTGTTTGGGACGATGGACTGCCCGAAGTCACCGCCCGAATCCGGGGTAAGAAGGTGTATGACCCAAGGACAGGAGGCAACCCTAGCTGGTCCGACAACCCTGCACTGATTGTTAGGGATTTTCTCACGGATACCACTCACGGTATGGGGGAGTCCTCTGACAATATTGACGACGACAAGGTTGAGATTGCGGCTAACATTTGTGATGCTACTGATTGGGACACTAATGCCCCCAAAAGGTACACCTGCAATGGTGCTTGGACTACCTCACAGGCCCCTGTAGACATTGTGCAGCAGCTTATGACATCTTGTGCTGGCTACCTGTGGTATGCACAGGGCAAGTGGCGCATCAAGGCCGGTAAGTATGTCGCCCCTACAATCACTCTGGAAGACGACGACCTACGTTCCTCGCTTTCTGTAGCCACAAGGCACTCCCGTCGGGACAACTTCAACACGGTACGAGGCACCTTCAGGGGGCCAGCTACCAACTACCAATTCACTGACTATCCTGCTGTAACGTCTGCCAGCTTTGTTTCGGTAGATAATAATGTCGAAGCTACCTTAGACCTGTCACTGCCCTTTACGGACACTCCTGAAGAGGCTCAGAGGCTTGCTACTATCGCACTGGAAAAGCAACGTAGCCAGATTACTGTTACTGGCAGCTTTGGCATGAAGGCTTTCGAGCTACAGGTGGGTGATAACGTAAACATCACTAACACTCGCTTTGACTGGACTGACAAGCTGTTTGAGGTTGTAGCATGGAGCCTTAGCTTTGAGGGCTATGAGCTACTGGTAAACCTAGTCCTTCGTGAGACTACTACCACTACCTATGATGAGTTCCTAAATACTACAGGCTTTGAGTCTGACAACACTAACCTACCGGGGGCTATTGGCACAGTAGCGACTGGTGGTGTAGAAGAAACTACAGATGTTACCGGGCTTACGGCAGAGAGTGGTCTCTTGCAGATCAAGGTGAGTTGGTCAAACCCAATCAACAATAGCTATAAGAATACTAAGATTTACCAACACAACACAGCCGTAGGTACCCCTACAAACGTGGTTGAGACTGTAGTGGGTGAGTCTGTAGTAAGAAGTTTTGGGGTGGCACAGGCTAATGCTACAAGGTACTTTTGGGCGCAAGCGGTAGACACTGACGACAACGACTTGGGGGCCTTGATTGGCCCTATCTCGGCTGTTGTGGGTCAAGCTGGCACGGACGAAATTGCAAACGATGCTGTAGGTAACGATCAAATATCCGACAATGCTGTCGATACGAACCAAATATCCAACAATGCTGTGTCTCTCAGAGATTCTGATACTGGGTATGTTACTACAGACCTTGGCGATGCGGGCGATCCGTACGAAATTGCCGCTGGACCTGTTAGCATTGAAGCAGTTACCGGAGAAGACATTATAATTGACTGGTCCTATGTAGTAGAACAAAACGATGATAGTGGAACTGGAAGAACTAATGTTCAAATCCAAAGGTCTCTCAATTCAAATTTCTTTTCTTACGACACTCGATTAACAATTAGTACACTCATTCACGATGTTAGGGCCACTCACTCTGCGGTATTCCGAGATACTGTATCCTCAAACAATACTTACTACTACAGGTTGGCAGTACAAAGATCGACCGGGGGTTTGGGTGGACCCTGTAGTTTGGTGTACGGTTCAATAAACATTCTAGAGATTAAAAAATGAGAGCTATTGTTTACAACAACATCTCAGGGGAAATTGAGGCGGTCAAGGTTGGCGACCTCCGTAATATCGAAGATTTATTGCAGCCAACCCAATCTTTTCTCCTTAGTGACGAGGATATAAAAGATAAGAGAGTTGAGAATGGGTTGCTAATTGACAAACCTACTTCTGAAAAAGAGACAGAAGAGGTTTACAGGGCGTGGAAGGACTTACGATACAACCGAGTGATGTTATTAAAAGAGTGCGACTGGACCCAAGTTCCAGATGCACCAGTTGACAGCACAGCTTGGTCAGTGTACCGTCAGCAACTCCGAGACCTACCAGCTAACACCACAGACCCAAGGAATGTAGAATGGCCCGTGCCACCCTCGTAGGGTTTATCGTTACCTTCTGGGTGGCGCTCTTCGGCCTCTTCTGGGCCACCAACTCATTTTCCCACGATGGGGGGTCAATTTCCCATGAGGGGGGTTTCTCAGAACGATCTAAACAACATTTAGCAGAAATTCATATTAAATTGTATGAAGTTGTTTTTCTTGCTAGACTTCTATCTGAGGTTCCATTCGAGATTACTGATGGAATGAGAACGATAGAAGAACAAAGGCACTACTACGAGACTGGCAGGAGTCAGACAATGAACTCCAAGCACCTAACGGGTCATGCAGTCGATGTAGTGCCAATCCCAGTGACATGGGAGCCTGAAGCCTTCCTGCCTATCGCAGAGGCTATGTTTAAAGCAGCCGACATGCTCGACACTCCGATAGTTTGGGGAGGCAACTGGCGTACCTTCAAAGACTATCCTCATTTTGAATTAAAGGAGAGACCGGATGGTCATTGAGTTCTTGAGCATGGTAGGGGTGCCGATTGTTGTGGCACTTCTATCTTCGGCTGGTATCTGGCGCTTCTTTCAAGCGAGGACCGAACAAGAGCATGAACGTAGATCGGAGTT